ATTCAATTCTGTTGGACGATGTCTCCCTTAACTTACTCAAAGGCGCCCTCGACTCGGGTAAAAAGCGAACCATCAGCTGGTTGTCAGAGTCGTCCGCCCTGCGCCGTGAAGGCATTCCTGATCGCTTCGAGTTCAAAGGTTCAGTTATCTTCATTACCAACTTGAAGTTTGACAAAATGAAGAGCCAAAAGCTCCGTGATCACTTGGATGCACTGCAAAGTCGTTGTCACTATCTGGACCTGACGCTTGACACCATGCGTGACAAACTGTTGCGGATCAAGCAGATTGCCAAGGACGGCGAGCTGTTCAAGGACTACGAGTTTGAAGAGGCTGTGCAAGATGACATCATTGACTTCATGCACACCAACAAGGATCGCTTGCGTGAAGTGAGCTTGCGTATGGCTCTGAAGATCGCTGACCTGCGTAAACTGAGTGCGCTGAATTGGAAGCGACTGGCTGAGACCACTTGCATGAAGGCAGCTTAATATGGACGGACGAGTTATGCACCTCAGTAATATGTGGCGCGAACGTCCGGCTGCTTGGCAAAAGTTCTATGAAGGTGAAAAGTTAGCTCGATATCTGAGCAAGATGTATTACACCCTGAACGTCAAGGCAGTCAATCGCAAACTTAAAAAATATGATGCTGTTTATGAGTATGATCGATCAGAAGCCCGTGTTATATTTGCCAAGGAAAGTGGCTACTTTTGGTTCATGCTAAAGTGGAGTTAAAGAAAGTGATATATGAGTGATCAAGAGTTTGACGACGAACCAGGCACCTGGAACTTTGTTGCATATAAAATGGACTACGAAGGCCTTGACTATTGTTTTCGTTGTTATGCAGATTTTGAAGAAATGGAAGATCCAGAGTTTCACCGACTACGCCAAGAATACGTAGCCGCCGCAGACGCTCTCGAATCATATATCAAAGCAAAGGTAGATCCAAAGTATTTAGAAGCATTAGGTATCGATTAACCCCCCCCGCCGTGTGCGTAAGGGCAATGCCAATAAGTCCCTTTCGATAAGGATACAAAATGATTCTTCTTAATATTCTTATTACTGTTTGGGCTTGGAAGGTAGCCAACGATGCGTTCGAGATAGAAAGAAACACAGCCGGTTGGGTGTGTGTTGCAGTAAGTGCAATGAATGGTGCAGTGGTTTTATATCGTTTGACAAGTGGAGTTTGATATGTACGAAGTATGGGATGGTGATTTGTTTTTGTTCGCTGTGGACACTGAGTTCGAAGCCCATGAGGCCATTGAAGAAGGGTTTACAGTAAAAGAAAAGACCATTGTGTAAAAATGGACGTCTGGAGCTGGCTCAATTTATTTTTTGTATTTTTCAGCGCATGGTGTGCTAGGATTTGTTTCGAAAATAACGATCGAGCCGGTGGATGGTTTAATGTTTTTGCCAGTGCCGCAAATGCGGCGTCGGCCTTGGTAAGTATTTTTTAAGATTCTCCTAGGCAAATCGGTTGGCTCCGGCCTAGGATTTTAACAGGTGCCCGTAAAACGGCACCTGTTTTTTTGACATTTTGTTGTGGTAAGTATATACTACTACAATGAAAACATGCACAATCGTGATCCGCGATGAAGTCAACATCAAGCTGGAAGGCTTGGATCTAGACGTAAGAAAAACTCTAACAAACACATTCAAATATGATGTGCCCTATGCGAGGTATCTTCCAGCAGTGAGGTTGGGACGGTGGGACGGCAAGGTCAGCTACTTTCAAATGGGCGGTAGCACCTACACTAACTTGCTACCAGACATTATTCCCATACTTGAACGCTACAACTATAATATAGAACTAGACGACCAACGTGACTATTCTGTCAGCTTTGACTTTGATCGAGTAGAAGAAAATCGCTGGGCATACAAGACCTGGCCCAAAGGCCACCCTGCGGCAGGTGAGCCTATCATGTTGCGTGACTACCAAGTGGAAGTTATCAATAGGTTTTTAGAAAACCCGCAAAGCATTCAAGAAGTTGCAACAGGTGCAGGTAAGACAATTACTACAGCAACACTCAGTGCCGCAGTTGAGCCGTACGGTCGGTCAATTGTTATTGTGCCCAACAAGAGCCTGGTAACACAAACAGAAAAAGACTATGTTAACTTGGGCCTGGACGTTGGCGTTTATTTTGGTGACCGCAAAGAGCACGGACACCAGCATACTATCTGCACATGGCAGAGCCTCAACGTATTGCTAAAAAACACAAAATCTGGCACTGCTGACATTACCATTGCGGACTTCATTGAGGATGTTGTATGCGTGATGGTCGACGAAGTACACATGGCCAAAGCAGATGCGTTAAAAACATTACTCACAGGAGTGATGAGCCGTATACCAATACGTTGGGGGCTGACAGGAACTATTCCCAAAGAGAAGTTCGAAAGCCAAAGCCTGCTGGTCAGCTTGGGTCCTGTAATAGGCAAACTTACAGCCAACGAACTGCAACAACAGGGTGTGTTGGCACAATGTCACGTTAACATTGTGCAACTGCAAGATCACGTGGAGTATCCAGACTACCAAAAAGAACTAAAATACTTGCTGGAAGAGTCTGGCAGGCTCGATGCTATGTCAGCCTTGATTCAACAGGTAAACGAAACAGGCAATACCTTGGTGTTGGTAGATCGAACCGAGTGCGGCCGCCAGTTGGTCGAGCGCCTGGGCGAACGTGCAGTATTTGTATCAGGTGCAACTAAATCCAAAGATAGGCAGGAAGAATATGATCAAGTGGCTGAAGCAACGGACAAAATTATTGTGGCCACTTACGGTGTGGCTGCGGTTGGAATTAATATTCCTAGAATCTTTAACTTGGTGCTTATTGAGCCTGGTAAGAGCTTTGTCCGTGTTATCCAATCAATTGGTCGTGGCATCCGCAAAGCTGAAGACAAGGATCATGTTCAGATCTGGGACGTTACGAGTACGTGCAAGTTTGCGAAGCGGCACTTGACCAAACGCAAAGCTTACTATCGAGAAGCCAATTATCCATTTACCCAAGAAAAACTTGAGTGGATGAAAGTCAAATAAGTTGACTTTTCAGTCAACTTCCTATAACATACAACTATGCGAATTTTAACTCTCGACAACGCTCATTACGACCTTGACCACTTGCCAGATGAAATAGATGACATGAGGTTTGCCATACTGGACAACTCCAACCCTGTTGAACCCGACTATCATTTTATTCCACTGATATTTTTGGAAAGTTTCAATGCTCCTGCACTGGTGTTGCGTATAGGAACACAAACCATACGCATGCCCATGGACTGGCAAGTGCTAATTGGAGAGCCCGATGTGGGCGATCTCGAAGTGCTGCCACTGACATCAATCAATGATCGTGGATTCAAAGTGTTTCAGTTTAACCCATTGACCAGTTTCCGTCCCAGCTTTTTGGACATTGAAATCCTAGATGTGTATCATGAAGTTTCGTGGTATGCACCCAAACTCAAGAATGGACAAATGCTTGCAGTTCCTATTACTGAAGGTGATGATCCGGACTGTGTGTACTTTGTCAAGGACATCAGCCGCAACTGCGAAATCGTCAACTACAACCTTGCTTGGTAATATGGCACAGTATACAGAACCCGAAGTTTTTGAAATTATCAATAGATTGGCAAGAATCTATTTAGAAAGTTATCCTAGTGATCGGGAAGGCCTTGAACGCTTTTTGCGTTGGGCATATTTACAGTACGGATATACCTATGGGAACCCTTAACCCTGGCACTACTTACATTTATGAAAGTGTAGCCGGAACAATATTTGCTCGTGAGTTTGGTAAAACAGAACGAAAGGTAGTGGGGTATACAACGGATGTTAGTTCTGAATTTGCCATGTACAAGAGTGAAATAAACCAAGTGTTGAAGATGTGCGAGTCGGATCTGGTCATGCGAGAGTTGCTGGATCAACTGTTTGTAATGTATAATCTAAAGAAAACACATGAGTGACAAACTAAACATTGCCAACGAGATGAGAATGTTTGATCGCAAGGTCAGAACATTCTACGAAGAACTCACAGACGAAGAACGTAAAAAGTTCTCCACGTACTTGATGATACGTTGGGGTTCGGCTGTGGAAGGCAGCAGAGACTTACAAGAGTTTTATCTTATTTCCACTAACGAACGACTCAACAAGCATTTCTTTGCCATGAGTCGACATCCTAAATTACAGTGGCTCATGGCCACCAGCGTGAGTCCAGACATGGGTACACCCAGACACAATTGGATATCGCCAAAGAAAAAAGAAAAAACATCAGCAATTAGAAAACAGTTGGTGGAAATATATCCGCATCTCAAGGATGACGAAATAGATTTACTGGCTTCGATCACAGACAAAAAAGAACTAGACAACTACTTGAAAGCACATGGAGACCGTGACTAAATTCAAATGTCAATATTGCCACAAAGAGTTTGTGCGTGAAAGCACTCTGGCTGTGCATGTGTGCGAACAAAAAAAGCGCAGACAAGACAAGAGCGAGCGCGGCGTAGAACTTGGATTCCAAGGTTATGTGAGATTTTACGAAATGTCACAAGGTTCAGCCAAGTTCAAAACCTATGACGATTTTTGTGAAAGTCCTTACTATAGAGCATTTGTCAAATGGGGTCGTTACTGTGTTAGCACTCGGGTGATAAATCCCAAACAGTTTTTAGAATGGCTGCTCAAGCACAATAAAAAGTTGGACAATTGGTCCAGTGACATTTTGTACACAGAATATCTCACATGGTATCTCACAGTGGAAAACGTTGCTGACGCACTGGCACGAGCAGTGGAGTATGGCATGGATTGGGCAGAAAAGAATCAAGCCCGTGACTGTGATTGTTTGCGATATGGATCTACTCATGCCCTGTGCTATGCTATCACAGCAGGGCGCATAAGTCCCTGGGTGATTTACAACTGCGAGTCGGGGCAGGGATTTTTGCAAAACATCAGTTCTGAACAATTGGCAATGATTTGGCCATATATCAATTCTGATGTGTGGCAAAAAAGGTTTGCAGACTACTCAGCAGATCAAGAGTATGCCAAGGAAATTTTAGCAAAGGCAGGATGGTAATATGATCAAAAGTATAAATGGTGGCAGCGGCATTCAAATCACCAATGGCAGTCTGTCGTGGCCCAGTTTCTATAACAGTGCCAGTTCAAGTGGCAATACTCTAATAGGGCAAGTTCGCTATAATGGTTCAAGTCAGAACTTGGAAGTGTACGATGGCAACAATTGGTTGATGATATCAGGTTCTTACCCTATGATAGAATTGTCAGGCGAAGTCCAATCCATATTGGCCTGGGCCAGAATAAAAATGGCAGAAGAAGAACGAATCAAACAGCTGGCAGCCAAACATCCCGCAGTGGCTGACGCATTGAACGCTGTGGCCCGAGCCGAAGAACAAGTTCGAATTGCAGCAGCATTGGTAGACACAGCATGAGCGCAGACATCGACATTGACATGCCCAACAGGGACGCATTGCTGAAACTGATCCAGCATGTGCCTGCACGGCTTGAAGTTAATGGTCAAGTGCGTAAACATAACTCGGGTATCTACGTTACAGAAATTCCTAGGGACATTCCCAACGGTTGTGCAGCTATTGATTACGAAGCAGCCGAACAGCGCGGCTATTTCAAAATAGACTTGCTAAACATGAGTGTTTACAATCTGATCAAAAGTCCTGAACACTACCAACAGATGCTGGCAATTGAACCGCCATGGAGTCGACTGTGGACAGACCCAGCTTGGGCAAGCCAATTGGTACATGTAGGAAACTATACAGATTTGTTAAAACAAATGCAGCCAGATTCAATACCCAGAATGGCTGCTTTTATATCAATTATTCGTCCGGGCAAAGCACATTTGCAACGCAGGCCTTGGACGGAAGTATTTGCAAGTGTGTGGGATGGTGATGACAGTCGGGGATTTGTGTTCAAGAAGTCACATGCGCTAAGTTACAGCATGTTGGTCAAATTGCACATGAACTTGCTCAATCAAGTCGACGCACAAGCGTGATTGACTTTCGTTTTGATTTTTTTCTGCTGATATCCAGCAAGCTGCACACCGGACCGTGTAGTATTTCCAAATCTTTGTTTGAAAAGGTTCTCAATGTGGGTTTGAATTGATCCCACTCCCCGCGAAGAAATATGTTTATGGGAATAGAATGATTGCTTTCCCACCACCAGGTGTTGGCCAGTTCTAAAAATGCCAGTTTTTCCTGCTGTGATTGCACAGCACCAAAGTCGTAGATTGTGGTAATAGCATCATCCCTGTTTTGGATAACGCCCACGTACTCTTCGTTGGCGTAGATGCACAGCGTTATAAACGGATACTTTGCTGCTAGTTTTTGAAAGATATCATTGCCCATAAATAATTGTTCGAGGATCCTATGTATTCAACAACCATTTACTTATACCAGCAGACAACCAAAGTTTTGTTAGTTGACACCGATGGCGGATCCTTCACTTATAGGTATGACCCCGTGTACGCAAAACCTCTTACTGTAAACAAAGGCGTTGACAACGTGCTCTTGTTTGAGTTTATCAATCAAGAAGAAAAACCTGTCAACATCACAGGCTCAACATTTGTGTTCCGCTTGTTAAACCAAACTGGTGATCAAGTGCTGATCGAAAAACCCATGACCACACTCAGCGCACCTTTGGGTCGTGTCAAAGTGGTGCTGGATACCATGGACACAATTGATATTGTTGCTCAACCCGGTAGCTACAGTATACAACGAGCCCAGGGAGACTATGTGCAAGCTGTGTTTGTGGATGCACAAGCTGGTGCCCGAGCAGATTGTAACATTGTGGATTCAGTGCTACCGCAGTTTATTCCCAGCCGAGCATTGACCATTCCAGATATCTACGGCAAAGCTCAACAGTTGACCCCCGGACCTACCAAC